ATAGGGTCAAGAAATTCTTTTATTACTATTTGCAAAGAACAGGATAAAGTATTAACTGGTTGTTTTTGTGGTAGTAAAAAAGAATTTTTAGAAGCGGTTGAAAGAACGCATTCAAATAATAATCATGCTCAAAATTATAAAAAGGTAATCGATTTTATTTTTAATTAAACAACTCTAAAAGTCTTACCTTCGCCCTGCTGAAGCAGGGTTTAGGCAAAACTTTTAAGGGGGTAATTATGTTTAGTGTAAAAACTAAAGTAGAATTAGCTCAGGTAAAATATTTAAATGAGCTACTTTCAACTAAAAGAAATGTAGTAAATCCTGTTTTTAGATTTGCTTGTGTGACTGAATTTGAAGGGTCACGTTATCTATTTGCTACCGACGCATATCAAGCGAGGTGGATGTGTGTGGATCATTACTCTTTAGAGTGTGGTCTATATAAGTTTCAAATTGAAAAGGACTCAGCGTTTTTCATCAAAGTCGAGGATTTAGATTTAAAGTATCCAGACATCAGTTTTTTGTTAGACTGGGAAAATCCAATAAAAGACTATAAACTTGTTGGGGAAGTAAAAGCAAGTGAAAAAGATATTGCGATCTCAAAAATAATCTTTCATTTTGCAAGGGCTTATCCAGAGATAGAAAAGATTTATATTAAGCAGGATCCTGTAGATGAGATTATGATCAAAAAAGAAAAAGATTTTTCTCTTGTCCATGGGGATGACAAGTTGCAGGTCTTTTTCACTGGGGGAAAATTCAACCCCATCGTGTTTCGAGGCGCCAATATGACAAGTGTTGTTATGCCAGTTTTTTAAAAGTATTACCTTTGCCCTGCTGAAGCAGGGCTTGGGTAAAAATAAAATGGGAAGAGGTGTTAAAAAATGACTTGCAAATGCGGAGTTAATTTGATAAAAGTTATAACAGATGAGCACAAAGGAACGTTTTATTATTGTTCTACATGTGGGAGATTGCATTATAAAAGTGCTAAAACAAGTTATTGGATTGAGCCATTATACCGCCGCACTTGCGGGCAAAGGTGCATTTAAATTTTATTAAAGGAGGTGAAAGACCTCAAAGATATAATAAAGTAGCCGTTAAAATAATTGCAGAGACTTTAAAGGGAAGGTTCAGCTTTTGCCCCCTGTAAAAGGGGGCACTTTTAATAGGAGGCATTTAAATGAATATCACTGTTCCATATTCACTTCAAGAATTTGAAGTAGAAGAGGCGAAAGGAAGACTTAGATTGCTTGTAAATCGTTCAATTTCTAATGTTCCTGTGCCTTTTGATACTAAAAGTCTTATCACTTTTTGTCTGAAACAGATAAAAAGTGATAAGATTTTTAGTGTAAACAATGGTCAGCCGATTTGTCGTGTAGATGAATTGGCAGATATTGCAAGGGAGGAACTGGAATGGTTTATCCTTGTGCATAAGAAGACCGTTTTCGTTGAGAATAAAGGAGGTTTAGTTAAAGTTTTTTATCCTTATCCAGTGTCTTCTTCTGTTGTGATTGAAATGTCTATGCAGGAGGTGCGGAAAAATTATAGGAGGTTGCGTTTAAATGGAAAAATTTTTAAAGATTTAAATTTAATTGCAATTTTTACTTGACAAATTTTAAAATTTTTTGTAGAGGCTAATTATGGAAACAAAAGAAAAGATTCAAAAGATAAAATTTTATGCGCATGAGGATATAGATTGCTTTATTCTGGAGGAGAGAAAGGACAATATTTTATTTTTTGTAGATTTAGGATTTTCCGATTTGGATATGCTGAAGATTGAGAATAATCTTCGCATAGAAAAAGCGGATGATTTTGTGATAAATGATTTTAAACTTAAAGGGTATGTCTATAAAAGTAAGTCACTTGGTGATATTTATTTATATGAGATTAGTTTTCTCGGTGAAAGTTATGATTTATATGTCGCTATTGGTTCGCTTAAAAAGTTAATGTATAACGATTTAAGCCACGCCCTTAGGTTGTTTTTAAAATCAGAAGAGTTTTCACTTTTCAACATGGCTAATTCTTCAGGAGGTTTTTAAAAGGTGTATGTTTAAAGAAGATGTGCAAAAGGTGTTATTTCATTTAGAAGAATTTTTAATAGAAAAAAATAAAAATTATGGTAATTCTGCTCTGGAACCTGTGCGGATTTTTTCAAAGTTGGAAAGTGACGCAGGTATTTTTGTTAGGATTGATGACAAGTTAAGTAGGATTAAAAATAGTGATGAGTTAAGAAAAAATGATGTAGTAGATTTGTTAGGTTATTTAGTCCTTCTGTGTGTTCAGAAGGGATGGTCTAATTTTGATGATTTAAAAAAATAAAATTAAGGAGAGAAATTATGGAGCTTGAACTTGTTCCAAAAACGTTACCACAGGTTACTGGTAACTTTGAAAGCTACAAAGAAATGCTTATAAAGCAAATGGAGGTTTACAAAAACACACCATTGACTGAGGAAAATGTTCCTCAGATAAAAAGTGCTATAAGGCAGATGAGAATATCAATTGAAAAAATTGAAAGCTCTGCTATTAGTGTGTATTTTGACACACCGAAAAAGATTTTAAAAACTCAGTTTGCGGAATTGTATGCAATAATTGCTGAAGGAGAGCAGAAGGTGGATGCAATTATTGCTGAGGAAACGGCTAAACGTAATAATGCTTTAACTTCAAGGTTGATCAATTATATTCAAAACAAAATTCAAGGTATGGAGCTTGAAGAGGATGTAGTTGATTTTGTTCCGTTGAAGAAACATTATTATAACAAGACTGCAAAAGAAGCAGATATTCTAAATGAGATTGATAGTGACTTGCTCACTCTGGAAAAAAATTATCGTTCTTATAAGAGGGCAAAGGAAAAGATTGGGAAGATAGCTGAAGAGTTAGGGGGAGTTTTTAACAGAAAGATGTTTGAATTTCAGTTATCAAAATATGGGGATAATAATGATGATGTAGCTTTAAGAGCGGAGGAAGAGGCTGATAGGCTTAAAAATATTAAGATGACTTCGGCGGCAAAATCTCTTGTTAAAGAGGTTACCTCTGCGGAAGTGGTTGTTATCTCATGGGAGTTTGAGACTCTTTCAAAAAATGATTTAAAGGATACAGAAGAAATTACTATTAGCTTTATTGTCCCAAAAAAGCATAAAAAAGGTTTCAATGAGATAATTAAACATTTAAAAAATGCAGGAATTAAAACTAAGAAAATTTAAAATAAAGGAGTAAATTATGCCACAAGTAAAAAAATCTATAACAAAAGAAATTGCAGTATCTTCGGATATTGCACAGCTGCTCGCTGATGCTGCTGCTCTGGAGAAAAGCAACTTGTCTGCAATAGACTCGGGCACAAGGGTGCCTTTTATAAAATGTATCTCTAAAGCAGAAGACCCTATTTTGGATAAGACAAGTCCAGATTATATACCAAAAGCAGTATATAAAGGATTCTGTGCTCCTGAATCTAAACTTAGTTTAGGACTGGAATTTTATTTTACTGTTTTCGGTGTCTTCTCAGTTTATGAGGAAAAAATTAAAAGTGAAGATGGAGGACTACCTTCAATAGTTGGATATGTCATGCCAGAAGTAGCGAAACAGGTTCCAATGGCAGATGGTTCCTATTTTGATAGGGAGTTTGAGGATGAAGAAGGAAATGTTCATATCCTATCACCTATCTTCTGGGTGTTTGGTCTTATAGAAGATTATGAAGAACTGGGTCTCCATTCTCTGGTTTTCCGTTCTACTGCTGCCCCAAAGGCTAAAGCAGTGGCGAAAACAATTTCAGAGAAAGGCGGTATTAGTTGCCAATACGTCTTCCATGTAACATCTGAGAGGAAAGAGTTTAAGAAATACAATTCAGTTTCTTACCAGCCTATCTTGGAAATTACAGACCGTATAAATTTTCATATAAAAAATGGGAAGGTCGTTCCAGAGGAATGGTCAATAGAAGAGATAGAGGAGTATGTAAAACTGTATCACAAGCTCCACGATGACTACGCAAATTCGAGAATGATATCAAAGACCGCAACGGTAGAAGGATATTTGCAAATAACCGATAATAGTAAGGTTCGTTTTTAATTTAGTCACCCCCCTGTTTTTGCAGGGGGGTGAATTTATTTGGAGGAGTTATGAAATACGATGTTCAATTTTCAGTCATTATTTATAAGGGAGAATATTTCATTTCTCATTTGGCTGCTGTGGCTATTGGGAAAGATTTCACAAATACAACTATTTTAAATTTTAATAACAAGTATCAATTAGTCGCTTTGAAGGATTATGAAAAGGATTTAGTTAAGCAATATCCTGTTTATAATTTGGATGCTGTGTTAAATTCTTTTATTCCAGCACAAGAGGATGCTTCTGTTTATTACGGGGATAAGAAGTATTCTTTTGTTTTTCAAGGCGAAACTTATTACCCATTAAGCAAATTAGATTATAAAAATAGGTATCAATTAAAGTATTTGCTACCGTGTGTTAAAATCTTCGGCACATATTATATTGTGTGCAACAAACAAAAAGATGTAAACACTAAACACGTTTTAAAAATTAAATAGGAGGATTATAATGTCCTCTTACATAAAAGAATTCGCAAATTTATTAACGGGACATAAGGCAAGTTTTGTTATACATGTCCCGCCCTTTACTAAGCAAGGAAACAAGGTTAAAGCTTCTCAGGTTAAATATAAAAAGTCAAACGGGCTTTTTGTTCCTCTGTCAGTGGATGATTATGAGAGGCATTTAAAAGGTGAAATCGGTTTAGCTGTCAGCCCTTTGACTGGAAATACAGACGGTTTGCGGGACAGTTGTTTTTTTGCTGTGATTGATATAGATGTTTATGATAGTGCTTTTACTATTGAACAGATAAAAGATTTAGTTAGTGAATATCCTTGTTATGTTACTCACTCTAAATCTGGGGGTTTTCATATATTTTTCTTTTTCAAAGAGCTACAAAATGCTCAGCAGGTAAGAGAGACTTTAAAGTTTATTAGTTATATTACAGGTATTAAATATCTTTTCGGGGATAAAGTCGAGATATTTCCTGAATATGACTATGTTACTGACAGGCAGGCGCATTGTATTTTTCTGCCGTTTTTTGGCGCAGAAGAAAATGAAGTTATTAAATTTATTAGAGAGGCAGATAAAAAATTAACTACAGTTGAGACTTTAGAAAAAATTAACTCTATTACTCATTACAATTTTCTACCAGTTTGTATCGAGTCAAAATTAAAAGCGAGTAAGTATTACCCATTGGTAAACAGAAATAACTTCCTGTTCTCTGTGGCTACGTTTTTATTAAATACCAGTCCTGAGGATGCAGAGTTCCTTTTTAAGGATATCAGCAAAAAGTTTATTTCTGATGATTTTCCTGAAGAAGAAGTTAATTTAATTTTTAAATCCGCTAAGTCAAAACGTTATAGCTTTTTCGGCAGGTGTAAAAGTCAGGAGCTTGCCGAAATTTGCGATAAAAAGGTTTGCGAGAAAAGAAAATTCGATGGAGTCGGTCTTTTTGAGAACAACCCAAAAGGTCGTGTTGTTACAAATGTCGACTTCGGTCAACTATACAAATATAACTCCCTGAAACCTTTCTACATCTGGGAGATAAGAAAATCAGGAACGAGTGAGGATTATAGAAAAGTAAGGTTTGATAATCTTACACAGTTGTTAAATCAAAAACTTGCTCAATCTATAATTGGTGAGACCGTTGACACTATATTTTTGACGCTCAAAAACGATATTTGGGAGAAGCATGTTGAGTTAGCATTAAAAGAAATGATAGTGATTGATGTGCATCTGTTTGCTGATTCTTCTGAATTGGCTTTAGCTGTGCGGTCTGTTTATCAGTTTTTGATTGAGCAATTATACCCGTATGAAGAACCTTATTGTATCTTTCAAGGAAGAGTTTATAAGAAAGATGATTGTTATTATTTTCTTGTGGAGGCAGTTATAGCGTATTTACAGGCAAAGGGCTTAAGCAAGAAAGTGAATATTTATGCTGCTTTGTCTAATATGGAAGCTTATACAGTAATGTTTGAAGGGATTGAGGTGTGGTGTTTCAAGGAAAATAAAACATTCAAAGATTTACTGACTTTCCGAGAAAAGGTTCGAGAGATTGAAAAGAAAACACTGGAAAAAGAAATAGAAGCGAGATTTTTAGATAAAAATCTTCTGGCTTAAAAGTGAGGTTTTATGTTTGAAGCGGAGGATATAATCAGCTATATTGCTGGTGCTGGGTGTGGGAAGACTACTGCTCTTTTAAATGATTTAAAAGAGATGTTGCAGATTTATAAACCCCATGAAATTGCTTTTGTGTCTTTTTCACGAAAGGCAATTTTAGAGATGCTCCAGCGATTGGAGAAGATGGGAATCCCTTACGACCCTGATGAGTTTCCTTATTTTAGAACTCTCCATTCTCTGTGTTATTATTTGAACCCAAGCGACAAGAAAATCATAACCAGAGAAGACATTAAAATATTTTCAAAAGTCACTGGTTGGTCGTTTGACATTCATAATTTAGCAGATTGTAAACGAGGTATGGAAAACGAAGGACAGTTATTTTTTGATTTGTTTGCTTTGGAAAGAGCTTTAGGAAAAGAACTCGATTATCGTTTAATTTTTCCTCGAAAAAGCTATGAGGATTTTAAACATTTTTACACAGACTTCAAAAAGAAATTGAATCTCATCGATTATCATGATTGTCTTGACGATTATTTGGAAAAAGGCAGTCCTATTTCTTCTTTAAAGGTTGCTTTCATTGATGAGGCGCAGGATTTAAGCCCTCAACAATGGCAAGTTTGTTTCAAGGCTTTCAAGCATGCAAAGCATATAAGAATAGCAGGAGATGATTGGCAGTCCATTTTCGGTTTTCAAGGTGCTTCTCCCGAAATGTTTATTCAGGTTGCGAAGACAGGTGTTGTTAAGAAATTGGAAACCAGTTATCGGCTGCCCGTTAATGTTGCGAACTTAGCAGAAAAAATTGTTTCAAAATTAGTAAATAAAATTGAAAAAAGATGTTTGACAAATAAAACAGAAAACGGTATAATTGATTCTATAGTCAATATTGAGTTTTTGATTCCGAAATTAAATTATGATGAAAGTTGGTATATTTTGTTTCGTTTAAATCATCATGTTAAAGTTATTGGTAATTTGTTGCGGAACCGACTTATTTTGTTTCATTATTCTGACTCTTTCTGTTTACCAGAAAAGTATTTAAAACTTATAAAAACTTTTTATAAGTTTAAAAAAGAAATTGATTCACCAAAAGGATTAGAATTTTGCGAAAAACATGAAATTTTACCGAGAGAAGATGGTAGCTGGCCTGAATGGTGGGAGACAAAATTGGTTCCTGATGAAGAGTTGAGAAATTTAATTTATTTGTATGAAAAAAGATATGGTTTTGATGCGTTATGGGCAGCAGCGATTAACAAACCAAAAATTTTAGTGACAACCATTTTCAAGGTTAAAGGTGGCGAGGCGGACAATGTAGCTATTTGCATGGCTACAAACAGAAGGATTGAAGAATGGTCTTATATCGACAGAGATAACGAAGTAAGAATTTATTATACTGCTGTAACACGAGCGAGAAAAAATCTATTTTTTGTAAGGATAAACGAGCAGAATGAGTCATTATTTTTGAAGGAGGTTTTATGATTGTTTTAGCACCTGGGGTTACTTTTAATAAAGAAAAACATGAGTATTATTATAGAGGTGTTAAGTTATCAGGTATAACAAGTAAAATTAGCCCCGTTTCAGGTTATGGGTATATGTCAGAAGAGTTTAAAGCTCTTTTGTCAGAGACAGCAGAAGAAGGAACTTATATCCATGAGGCTGTCGAAGAGTGGATTAAGTCAGGTTGCACTGTGTGGAAGACAAAACATCCTTATGCTTGTTTTGTTAGAGATAAACTTTTAGAGTTGGGGAATGTTTGTTTACAATCAGAAACGTTGGTTAGTGATTTTAAATATTATGCCTCTGCAATTGATATTTTGGCGCATGTTGAAGATGAGTGGATTGATATTTTTGATATAAAACGTTCTTTTAATAGGGAGTATGTTAGCTGGCAACTTTCTATTTATAAATATTTTGTAGAGAAGTATAGTCTTTTTAAAGTCAGAAAAATGGGGGTTTTTGCCTCTAAGGACAAGAGGTTTTTTGATGATATAGAATTTAAAGGCGTTGAAGCTGTAGAGGGGCTTTTGTATGGAAAAACATATTAAATATTATGGTTTAGATATTGAGACTCATGACCCACTTTTAAAGGTTAAAGGCGACAGCTGGATTTGGGGGCAGGGAGAGATTTTAATTACTGCATTATATGATTTTCAACAAGATAAAGTTAAGTTATTCGAGACTAAAGATTTAAAAAAGTTATTACCTATTTTTAAGGATAACAATAATGTTATAATCGGAGCGAGAATTTCTTATGATATTCTCTGGCTCTGTTATGCTTTAAATATAAAGGTAACAGATATTAAAGCTAAACTAATCGATATTCAAATCACTGAGGCTTTAATAAATCCTTTTACTGAGTTTAATTTAAATGCTTTAGCGGTTAAGTATTTAAACCAGAAAAAAGGGGATGATGAAATAAAGGAAATTGCTAAATCGTTAAAACTTTCAGGAGATGCCAGAGGGCACTTGAAGTTCCTTATTGAGAAAGGTTATAAAGATGTGGTTTATAAATATGTCAGCCAAGATGCAAAACAAGCTGTTTTGATTCATTTTAAACAGATGTTAGAGATTGAAAAATTAAATTGTCTTGAAGCTTTTGAAGTTTATCAGAAAGCAAATTTTGTTTCTATGTTTATGAAACAAAAAGGCGTCCGAATTGATTATGAAAAATGGAAATTAAATGCCGAGAAAATCGGTGAGATTGTAGACTATTTGGAACAAGAATTTTATAAAAATTATGGAGAAGTAAACCTTAATGCTCCTGCACAGGTGGGAGAGCTTTTCTCTAAGCATGGTTGTCCTGTGAATTTTAAAATTACTGTGCGGGGGTTTACTCCTGTCGGTGGTGTGAAGTTTAATCTTAAAAAACACGGCTTCACACCAGAGCAAAGAAAAACGGCGTATGAACGTTTATCGGCTATTACATCTTCTTTTGTTTTAGAAAAAGAGAAGTTATTTATTGTTGTTGATAGTAGTTCTGTGGCGAGTGTTTTAAAAAGTTTAACTGCATTGGGTTATAGTAGTATTGCGACACCTATTGTAAATAAACATCATTTAAAATCTGTAGACGAGAAAATTGTGCAAGATTATTTGTTACTTAAACAAGTTTTAGAGATTCAGAAGAAATTTTTAGGAGAGAAATTCGAGAGGTATTTCAGTTTTACAACAGGAGAATGTAGACTGCACACCAGTTTTGAAACTGTAGGAGGCAGAGCAACAGGGAGATTTTCTTCTGTAAATCCAAATTTACAAAATATTCCAGCCCGAGTAGTTTTATGGGAAGGCACAGACAAAGAAATAAATATTGCTGCAATGTGTAGAGAAGTTTTTATTCCTGAAGAAGGTCATAAGTTTATTCGGATGGATTTTAGCGGGCAAGAAAACAGGTGGATGGCTTATTTTGGTATCGGAGAGGATGGGGAATTTATACGGGCAAAGTATAGACAAGACCCGATGTTTGATGAACATGACTTTGTTGTAAAGGCTTCTGGATTGGACCAAGAACACGAGCCAAAAATTGCAAGAAAATATGCGAAAGCAATTCGTTTTGCGGTTGCTTATGGGGCATCTGTCAAGAGAATCGCAATTGATAATAATTGGGAGTATGACAAGGCTAAAGATTTAGTAAATAAAATTTTGAATTCTTCTATGTGGTTTAGTAAAACAAAAGAATATTTAATCAATAGCTTGACTTCAGGAAAGGCAAAAGGAATTCGCACAGTTTTAAAGAGGTTTATTGTTTGTCCAGAAAAAGATAAAGCATATCGGTATTATAATTATCTAATTCAAGGTTCTGCTGCGGACCAGATGAAAGCAGCTATGGTAAAGATTTTTGATTTTATTCAGGAGAATAACCTATATAAAGACATAATTCTTTTGTCCACTATTCATGATGAACTTTGTTTGTCAGTATCGCCGAGAGCGTTAGACAAAGTTAGTGTATTAAAAGAGTTAATGGAAAACGCAATCCCTGTTGACGTTCCTTTTATTTGCTCTCCTGAAATTGGTATAAATTGGGCATATACAGAGGAAATGAAAGAAAGAGTTTTTGAAGAGAAAGATTTAGAGGAGGAAGATTATGTATAAAATTTTTAAATCTTTTGGGGATTGCTCAAGTGAGTCTTATTTCAAAAAGAAATATAAAGCTTTATTTAAAGCAAAAAAAGATATTTTCTTTATTGAGAATTTAATGGAACAAGGTATGCCAGATATAATTGAAGTTTATAAAGATATATTTGTCCGTTTTATTGAAGTTAAATATGCTAAATCTGGTTGGATTAAATTTCAACCGTCACAGATTGTTTGGTTTAACGAGCATCGGCATTTACCAGTTTATGTTTTGGCTTTTAATGATTTAACACAGAATATTCATTATATGGATGTAAATTATGTTTTGGAGAATGTAAAAAATTTAAGATTGAAACTTCAAGAGGAAAAAGAGTTGGAGGATTTAGATGAAAGTTCCTTATGAATGGCAGAGAAAAGCAATTCAAGAAAGAACAGGACAGGAGTTTTTTATGTTAAATTGCTCCTGTGGCTTAGGAAAGACTTTTGTTTTTATCTCTATTGCGAAACAATACGCAGAACCAAAAATTATTATCGCACCAAAGAATATTACTTATCAATGGAAAGCAGAGTTGATAGCGGAGGGTATTCCTGAAGAACAAATTTGGCTTCATGAACAGACAGAGCAAACACGCAGAAAAGAAAAATATTTAGAAGATTTTGTAAGGTGGGCAAGAAATGGCGGTCAGTATTTGATTATAGCCACACAGGTCTTTAGTTTAAATGTGAGGGCGCATAAAAATAAGACTGTTGACCTTCTCCCACAGGTTGTGCAGCTTATGTTGGGTCTCCACGGGAGGGATTTATTTGTCATTCTGGATGAATCTTCTTGGATAAAGGCTAACACTCCTGCTAAGACACAACTTTCCTCAAGGAGCCAGATGATTAAGTTACTCGGGAGCCTTGTTAAATATAGAGCTGCGGGAACGGGGACTATGATGTCAAAGAATCCTATGAATGTTTATGACCAGTTTGAATTTTTGAAACCAAATTTTTGGTCCATTAACAGGAATGATTTTTTCTTGAATCATTGTATTACAAAAACTAATTATTTTTATGGGAAAAAGAATGTCAGTTTGATTAGCAAAAAGGAAGTCGAAGAAATTCAAAGGACATTAAGAAATCCTATTAGAGGATTGTCAAAATATACAGGATATGATGATGGTGAGGATTTAAATAAGCTTATTCGTGTGGCTCAAAAATATAATTTAAAAATTGATGAAGTTCAGTTGTTAGTTGATATGAAGGGTTATTTTCCATTTAAAAATTTGTATCAGATTTATGAAAAAATTGAACCTTATACTACAACAGTCAGAAGGGAAGATGTTTTTGATATTTCTTTTGATAAGTTTGTTTATGAGCCTATTCAAATACCAGTTCAGATGAGTGCTGAGCAGAGAAAACTTTATAAGAGTTTAGTTGATCAGACTTTTGGCTCTGAAATGTATCTTGATAAGGTTAAAGCTTCTGAGCTACGGTATAGGCTTCAAGATATTTGTTTAGGGTTTTTACCAGTGAAGAGTTTAGAATCAGAAGAGGTAACTTTTACACCTTTGAAAGAAAATCCTAAATTAGACATGTTAGTTGAAAAGATTAAAGAAATTGATGAGGAAGAGCAGATTGTTGTCTGGGTTGCCAGAAAAAATGCGGTGCAAAGTATTGCAGACAGGTTAACAGAAGAAGAGATTTCTTTTGTGATTTATACAGGTGACCAGACAGCAGAGGAAAAAAGAGAGGCAGAACGGGAGATGGAAACAAAAGAGGCCAGAGTTTTCATCGGAAATATAAATGCGGGTAGTTTTGGTTTGAATGCTCTGAAGGATTGTAATTATCTTTTCTGGTATTGTTTGAACGATTCACCAGAAAGAATACATCAAGCGGCGCATAGAATTTTAAGAGGTCAAAGTAAAAATCCGAAATTTGGATATTTTATTTATGTTCAAGATAGTTTTGAATTGAATCAATTTTTAGCAAATCAACATGGAGAAGAATTTATTAAGTTTAGGAATGAAAAGGAGGATTTTTTTAATGAGAATCGGGGAAGATGAAATTCGGAGAGCATATTTTAAAGTTTGGTATGAGTCCTGTAAAGAAGTTTATAACAAGAAAAGAAAGGAAAAACGTTTAGCAGAGAAGAGGGCTAAGAAACATGGTAAGAGAAACACAGTTAAGAGGGACTGATTTTTATTATATCATTGGAAAAGAGTTTGTAATCTTTTCTAATGGAGTTACTATGAGTTTAGATGAATTTAAACATTTTCATAGTAAAGGATTGTTAGCGAAAAAGGTTGTGACTCTTGCTAAAATTCCTCAGCGGTTGTCAAATTATCAGATAGCAAAGGAGACAGGTGTTTTAACTCCTTTATATTTACCTGTAAAGGCTAAAACGGAGACGGTAGTGAGGAAAAAGAAGAAGAGAATCAGACAAGCAGAAGTTATCAATATTACTCCTGTTGCAGAGGAGAAAACTGTTGTTGAAAAGTTTTTTAATTTTTCTATTAACCGCAGCCAGATTATTTTTTATGCGATGTTATTTATTGCTTCTGGTTCAGCATTGATGAGTATTTATCATGCAACAACTTTTTTAGTAAACGGCGGCAAGCCTTTCATTATTTCTTTTGTGACGGCTTTATTATTAGTAACTTTTGCTGCGGTTGGGTTTACTACGGCAAGGTATTTTTTGGAACAAGACGGGTGGTCTAAAATCTTTGCTCTCCCTTTGATTTTGATTACGAGTGTTTTAATTGGTTATATTGCTTTTTCAACGACTTCGGTAAGTTATGAGCAATTTCGGGATAAAGAAGCAGAAAAGTCTTCAGAGGTCTGGAAAGAAATAGGTTCGCAAGAGTTGTATGATGATATGATGAAAAGTATTCAAGAAACAGAAAATTACATCCGACTTTTAGAATCAAAAAATATGACAGGGAAAACTCCTGAAGCTTTTGCAAGGCACCAGAAAGCCATTTTAAATGAAAGAGAAAAGCTTTATAAGTTACGAGAAAAGGCTTTTGCTGCAAAGGAAAAAGCAGGAGGTTCAATTGAAGAGAAGAAAAGATCAATTACTTCTGTGTTTGATTTTTTAATGGAAGTGTTTGGGGTGAACTCAAGATTTATTCGTTTTTTAATTTATGTGATCCCTGCTGTATTTTATGATATAGCAGCACCATTTGGGTTTACTGTTGTATTTTTTTTATCAGATAAAAATATTTTAAAAGGAGAGAAAGATGTTTAAATGTGAACATTGGGAATTTGATTCATGCCCTTTAGAGGGGATTGGTTATAGCTGCTCTGAATGCCAATCGCAGGAATTTTATAAAATTTTAAATATTGTTTACAAAGATTTTTTTGCTATGTTTTCATCGTTTTTTGTCCTGATGGAGTATCATCAAAAAAATAAAGGAGCGGAAAATTATCCGACAGAAGAGATTGAGAATATAATTCGTTGTTTTATGTCTTTATTTACTTATAGTGCTTTTGTTAGTGCGGATGAAATGTTGTATTATAAATTGATTTTAAACTTTTTTAAAGGTTTTTCAGAGTATTGTCTTATTGATTTAAATAATATTTCGACATTAACAATTCAATAAAAGGAGATTTTTATGAAGATTATTTTTAAGATTTTATCTATTGGTGTTGGTTTTGGTTTACTTATATCTACGGGAATTTTTCTTGTGGGTGTAGGTTTTTATTTTGTTACTGCTTTATTATCGTTTGAGTTAACAGATTTTTATTTAGAAGTTTTGACGATGATTTCTTTTGGGAGTGGTCTTTTAACCTTTTTAACTTGGATTGTTTATATTTTGTTTTGTGCTAAAAAGTTTTTTACAGAATTTTTTAGAAAGTTTTTAAATAAGGAGGAGGTGTGACAAAGTTTATTATCGGCGTTTTTGTTGGTTCTCTTTTGACTCTTTCTTTGTTTTATTTAAAAGAGAAAGATGAAAAAGATAATGTTGTAAAAATAACACAGGTGACAGGGGAGCCGATTTATCATGAGGATATTAAGTCAGAAAAAGGGATTTTAAGTTTTTACACTATTTCCGAAGGAGCAGGGGTAATAAAAACTGAAATTCCAATTACAAATATTCCAGAAGCTAAATCATGGGTTGAAAAAACACATGGAGTGATGCTTGAATTACTCTTCATTCCTGATGAAACAGTTTATGGGGTCTCATATATGAGACGTTTTTCAGATTTTTCTGTTGGAGGAGGTGTTTTGGTTTCTGAGAAAGGTTTTAAAGGTGTGAAAGCACAAGCGCAATATTGGTTTAAAATTTAAAAGGGGAATTAACAATGAATATAAGAAAAGAATATTTACAAAAAGGGCATCCAAACAGACCATCAATTAAACTTGAAAGTCTCAAGGCTATTGTAGTTCATTACACTCAAAATGAAGATCCAAAAGCTACAGCAGCCATTAACGCAAAGTATATCGGGAGACCGTTTGAAAAGGGTGAATATTATGACGCAAAAAAGAATATGATTGTTAACGGTTACATCGAAAAAGGTTCAATGGGAAAAGGTGCAAGAGGTTTCGGGATACCTTTTAGATACGGTTCAGCTCATGTTTTTTGTGATCAGGATTCAATTGTAGAGACAATTCCTGTTGATGAGGTTGCATGGGGTTGCGGTGATAAAAATTATAAAGGTGGTTACCAGAGAGTCGCTTATAAAGTTTTCAACGGTAGACAAAATTACCAGACAATTAGTGTTGAGATTTGCAATAATGATGTTATAAAAAATAGCAACGAGGATTGGAAACAAGCAGTCTATAATGCCTTTCTCTGGATCGGTGAGTTTATGAAACAGCATTCATATAAACTTGATTTAGAAGGTTCATTGAAACCACAAATGTTAGAAAAAGCTCCTCCTGTTGGTTCTTTATTGCTTCTTAGACATTATGATTTAACAGGAAAGATTTGTCCTAAACCTTTTGTTGATTCACAGGAAGATTGGGAAGGATTTATTAAAAGTATCTATAACTATATCCGAAGTTAAGAGGTTTCTATGGAAATGGAGAAAACTATTCACGGGGAAACTTATGTTATAAATAATACTTGTGGGCATGATGAAGGTTCTAACTGCTTATGAAAATCCAACAAAAAACTGGATATTATGATAATAAGATTTGAGTTTTAAATAAATGAAAAAAAGAAGTATTTTTATGCAAAGTTTTAATTGT